GTACTTTTCGCCTTTCTCCACGGTCAGCCCGTGGGCTTCAGCGGTTTCCTTGAACTTCCGGTTGTGGTATGAACCAGAACGGGAAGTATCCTGAACATTGTCCTGAAGGTTCTGAAGGTGAACCATTTCGTGAAGCAAGGTTCCACAGGTTTCTTCAAAGGGGCGGTTCAGGTATTCGGCGCACAGGTTGATTTCGTAATAGCCGCCTTCCTTGGTGCCGTCTTGCCACGCCTTCCAAGCGGTACACCATCCATAGGCCCCACGGGTATGATCCGGGGAAACGGTAATCACAGGCTTTTCCAGCTTCCCTTCAAAGAAGGCTTTGTTGAACTTTGAAAACAAGGTTTCAAGTTCATCAATGACCGGTTTCAAACTGACTTCATTCATGGTGCTTACTCCTTTTGTAGACTTTTTGCCTACTTAACAGGCGAAAAAAATCGCCACTCGTTCTTCTTCCGTCAGGCCAAGAAGATCATACAAAGCCTGAATCTCATTGGCCCGAAATTCGCTACGATTATTGATCTTATTCAAAAGGCCCTGATAGGTAATTCCAATCTTCTTGGCGATAAACCGAAGTTTATAGCCGGACTGGTCGATCTTCTCACGCAACAGCTCTGTGTTGGTCATACGGCAATCACCCCTTTCTTCAAAATCAGTAGGCATCTTGTCTACACTCACATACTACCACGGTGTAGGAAGAATGTCAACATCTTTTTTGAAAAAACTAAAAATATGTTGACAAGACGCCAACAGCGCCGTATAATTAGTAACAGAAAGGGGGTCATTCACTTGTCCACAATAGGAAGCAGAATCCGCAATCGCCGGGAAGAACTTGGTTTATCCCAAGATGAACTTGGTAAAAGATTAGGGTACAAATCCCGTTCTTCAATAAATAAGATTGAACTTGATCAGCGTAACCTTACTCAATCTAAAATCAAGGCTATTGCTGACGCATTAGATACTACACCGGCCTATATCATGGGATGGAATGAACCAAATCAGAAACTTGACGCTGAAAAACTAAAGTTCTTTGATAATCTATTTCCCATTGAAACCAAGCGTTTCCCGCTGTTGGGGGATATTGCTTGTGGCAAACCCATTGTTGCCAATGAAGAAAAGGAACTGTATGTGGAAGCTGGGGCCGGTATTCAGGCTGACTTTTGCTTACGGGCAAGGGGTGATTCCATGATCGGGGCCAGAATCTATGACGGTGATATTGTGTTCATCCAACAACAAGATATGGTGGATGATGGCGAAATTGCCGCCGTTATCATTGGTGATGAAGCTACATTGAAACGGGTGAACTATTATTCCGAAAAGAACTTGCTGATCCTGAAGGCCGAAAACTCTAAATACGAAGATTTGATTTATACCGGTGAAGAATTGAACCATATCAGGATTCTTGGAAAAGCCGTAGCCTTCCAAAGCGATATTAGATAGAAGGTGATCCGGTGAAGAAGTTCTTGAAGGGTCTTGGCGTTTTATTTTTCGGCTCCGGGCTGATTGTTTACACAATCATGTTTTTTATGGAAGCGCCAGAACTCCGCCCTGTGTTCATTATGATGGATGTTATCATGGGCTTCTTCTTGTTCCTCCTTCTGCGAAAAAAGAAGCCAAAGCAAACATCCCTAACAAGGCCAGCTTCTCATTCGTCAGCATCACCCACTCCAAAACCTAAAAAGTATTCATCATATATTCCCGATCCATCCGATAATTTCTTTGTTACCAATTATGACTATCTCCATGAATTGGAACAACAAGCAATTACCCCACAAATGAAAGATTATGGGGATATAGATTCCTACCGTTTGGCCTATGAAATCTCTTTAGGTGCATTGCATACCCTAAAAGATTTCTGCTATGCTTCTCCTGAAGGGAAACGATGGTATGAATCTATGTATCATCATTGCTTCAACAGCCGTTGTGATGATTTCAATTTTGAAGAACGAATAGAAGAAGGGTATCAAGATTTAATTGAAAATTGGGCCGTATATGAACAAAAATTCAGGGCCAAAAAAGAACAGGCTGATTTCCTACTTGAAAATGGGCCACAGATCAGGCGGATGATTATAGAAATTGTAAAAGCGGAACCCGGTATTTTGCAAAAAGATATTTATTCAAGATTTGATCCCGCACAGCGAAAAGCAATTATTTCAATACTCCAAGCGTTGACCAAAGAAAAGGTGTTATTTCGTGAACCCTATAAAAATACTTTCAAACTTTTTCTGAAGCCGCCTGTATTACGGAGCCAGCTTTGAAGCCTTCAACATTCAAGATCAAAACCCTTCTGGTTATATTTTTCATACTTCTTATATACTCTTTTTTTCTTTCATATTTGAAGTATCTGCACCATCTTGAATGTTGAAGGAATATCCCAAACCGCTTTCCTTACCGGGCTTTTGGCTCATTCAACATCCATTCAAAATGCAAAAAAAAATGACCGCCCCCGGTCTTGCACACCGGAAGCGGTCAGGCGAAACAAACCCTTTTGAAGTTAATGTTTCAAACGCCTTTGAACATTATATCACATGGGGTTTAGCTTTGCCATACCCAATTTTGAAAGTTCAGGTGATATAATGCGAAATCCAAACGGGTATGGAACGGTTGCAAAGCTATCAGGCCAACGCCGCCGCCCATACATTGTGAAGAAAACCATAGGCTGGAATGACAAAGGCCACCCCATCTATGACATTATCGGCTATGCTGAAACCCGTGAAGCCGGGAACATCATGCTTGCTGAATACAACCGTGATCCTTGGGATGTTGACCGGGCCAAGATCACCCTTCAACAGCTTTTTGACCTCTGGAAAGAAAAGAAGGCCCCGAAGCTGGGGGAATCCAACCGTTCTTCCCTCTGTTCAGCGTTCAAGCATTGTTCAGCGTATGTGAACAAACCTTACAAGCAACTGCGATCCTACCAAATGCAAGAAACCATTGATGGTTGTGGGAAAGGGTATAGCACCCAAGCGGCCATCAAGAACTTGTGGGGCCACCTTGACCGGTTCGCCCTTGAAATGGATATAATAAACCGGTGCTTCTCCGAACTTCTGACTTCTGATCCAATACCGCCCACCAGCCGCCTTCCGTTCACCAACGATGAAATCAAAACGGTGTGGGAACATCAGTCTGATCCTTGGGCTGATACTGTTTTGATCTTGCTATATTCCGGGTGGCGTATCTCTGAATTTTTGAACCTGAAACCTGAAGATATAGACTTGAAGGAAGGCACGATGAAGGGCGGCACCAAAACGAAAGCCGGTAAGAACCGCATTGTTCCCATCCATCCAAAGATCAGGCCATTGATTGAACGGCGGCTTGCCGAAGGTGGCCCCCGGCTGATCAGCTACAACGGGAAGATTTGCAATCAAACCCAATACCGGATATTTTGGGCGGATATTATGAAGGCCCTGAAACTGAACCATACCCCGCACGAATGCCGCCACACCTTTGAAACCAAATTGGATAGCGCCGGGGCCAACCGGAAATGTATTGATTTGCTCATGGGTCATGTGTCCAAGGATACGGGAAACCGGGTCTATAATCACAAGACTTTGGACGAACTGAAGGCCACCGTGGAACTGATTCCATAGGGTTCAAACCTATGAACATTTTAGGCCGCTGAACGCTGAACTATGCACACATTAGTAACAAGAAAACCCCGAACCCCTGAAAAATCAAGGATTCGGGGTTCGTCTGTTTTTATTGTACCATGATCCTGCTCAGCGCACAAGGAGCAATC